TTACGAGGACACCCTTCGCCGTCTAGACGGTGGGATAGACCACAATAAAAACTAAATACTCTGGATCCAGAGGAACGTGCTTAAACCTCTTATAAAAAACAATGGCATTCCAATCTAATGTGAACCCCGCGCAACTTACTCGCGGTGGTCAACTTAACTCTGCGGGTGACGCCCGTGCCCTTTACCTTAAGCTTTTCTCTGGTGAGATGTTTAAGGGTTTCCAGAACAACACGATTGCTCGTGATCTGGTTATGCGCCGTACCCTCAAGGGCGGCAAGAGCCTCCAGTTCATCTACACTGGTCGCACGACTGCTGAGTACCACACTCCTGGTAACAGCATCCTGGGTGATACCAACGCTGCACCTCCGGTGGCAGAGAAGACCATCACCTGTGATGACCTGCTGATCTCCAGTGCATTTGTGTATGAGCTGGATGAAGTCCTCAGCCATTATGACCTGCGTAGCGAGATCTCCCGTAAGATCGGTTATGCTCTGGCTGAAAAGTATGACCGTCTGATCTTCCGTCAGATCGCCAAAGGTGCTCGTCTTGCATCGCCTATCACCAAGACTGGCTATGTTGAGCCCGGTGGTACCCAGGTTCAAGTCGGTTCTGGCGCTGGTACTGAAGCTGATGCTTTCTCTGCTACCGCACTTGTTAACGCTTTCTACGACGCTGCTGCTGCAATGGACGAGAAAGGCGTCAGCATGGACGGACGTGTGGGTATCCTTAACCCCCGCCAGTACTACGCTCTGATCCAGCAAGTGGGTGAGAACGGTCTGGTGAACCGTGACGAGCAAGGTACTTCTCGTCAGAAGGGTAACGGCGTCGTTGAGATCGCCGGTATCAAGATCTACAAGTCCATGAACATTCCGTTCCTGGGTCGTTATGGTACCAAGTACGGCGGCACCACTGGTGAAACTGATCCTGGTAACACCGGTTCCTTCGTGAACCCTGCTATCGAAGATGGCGGCGGTGTCACTGGCATGAACAACAACTACGGTGAGGCTACTTCTTTCGATACCTCCTGTGGTCTGATCTTCCAGCGCGAAGCTGCTGGTTGTGTGGAAGCTATTTCTCCTCAGGTGCAAGTCACCAGCGGAGACGTTTCCGTGATCTACCAAGGCGACGTTATCCTGGGTCGTTTGGCCATGGGTGCTGACTTCCTGAATCCGGCTGCTTGTGTTGAGCTTCATGCTACCAGCACTGCACCTACCGCTTTCGGTGATGTGTATCCTTCTAACGTCACCACCTCCTTTTTTTTAATTTTTTATTGAGAATAAAACTCATTATCAATTATGCCTTATCCTACTACTGGCCCAAACACCGAATTACAAGCTGTTAATCAGATCCTGGCGTCAGTTGGTCAGGCTCCTGTTACTACGTTGACAACTGAAACGACTGTTATCATCAATGAAGTTGATCAGTTTACAGGTTCAATTTCAGGAACAACGCTAACAACTACAACTGCTGGTATTCCTACTGGTACCTACATTGGAGGTACTGGTGTTACTCAAGGTACGTCTATTGCTACTGCGGGAGTAGAGCAAGCTACAGATCCTGTGACTTATGAATACACTGTAAACATTTCACAGACTGTTGCAGAACGATCTTTGACTAGAGCAGTTGTTGCACAACAAGTTGAAACCCCAACCAACCCGGACGTTGCGATTGCACTCAACACCCTTCGAGAAGTGTCACGCGAAGTACAGGCTGAAGGATGGTCTTTCAATAAAGAATACGACTATCCTATTACTCCTGATAATAACGACGAAATTAAAATTCCAAACAATGTCCTTCAAATGGACTTGAACACTACCCGTACTGTAAACCTGAATCGGGATAGTGTTAACCGTGGAGGTAAACTCTATGACCGCATGGCCCACTCCTATAAGTGGACTGATGAAACTGTTTATGTAGACATCCTTTGGGAACTGGATTGGGGAAGTATTCCTGAACCTGTTCAAGCATTTATCACTGCTCGTGCTGCTAGCATTGTGTCTAGCCGTATCATCGGTGATCCTAACCAGTACCAAATGCTCCAACAAAAGGAAGCGTTTGCACGTGCTATGGCTCTTGAGTATGAAACGAGTCAAGGTGATTACACGTACTTTGGTGCACCTAAAGAAGGGAACTACTATCAAAGCTATCAACCGTTCCATACTTTGCAACGCTAATGCCAGCAGTAACTCAACTTACACCAAACTTTTTAGGTGGTGTTTCACGTCAAAATGACGACAAAAAATTTGAAGGTCAACTTACTGAATGCGTTAACGGTTATCCTGATCCCACCTATGGTTTGCTGAAGCGTCCCGGTATGAAGTTTACCAGTGTCTTGAGAAAGGCAAATGGTGATGCGTTTACTGAGACCGAGTTGGAAGATTCTGCTTGGTTTTTTATTGAACGTGGTGCAGCAGGTTCGTACATTGGTGCTATCAAAGGTACTAACATTTATGTGTGGACTGCTGCTGATGGCACCTTTTGTACTGTTACCAACAACGCTGCTGCGTACCTAACTGGTACAACTCAAGATGATTATCACTTCCGTAGCATTCAAG